CGTTGCCAAGAATGCGGAAATGTGCGCACTGCCAGTTCTCAAATGTCATATTGGCAGAGTTCCACTGATACTGGACATAGTTGGGATTGGTGGGGTCTTGGCCCTCTAGTCTTTCTACTTCTCCGGAAGGCAGCCCGATTACGCTTTTAACCCCCAACACCTCATCAACATCTAAATATAGGAAGAAATCTCCATATTTGCACATTGTGCGCGCCCAGCTGAATGCGTTAAACTCAATATTAAGCGCGTCATAAAAAAGCCCCTCTAAAATGGTTTTAATCTCATCATTGCGACAATCAATATTAACAAGCTTATTAAACTCATTTGAGGTGGTCATTTCATCAGCATAAATATCCATTGCGGATGCTATCTCGGGCATAAATTCCATCTGATCAAAATCAATATATCGTTCATTGCGATTTTGATTCCGCATTGCTGCGGAAGTAAGCATGTTATAGTTGCGGGATAGGTTGTCAGCCGAACGCTTAAACTGGTGGCCGCTTAAGCTCTTGAAGCGATACTGATATTTATCAAGCGCGGACCGTCGATCTTCGCGCGTAAACTGAGCGCGGTAGTTGATAAGAGGCCCCGAAAAAAGCCTAGTTAATCTCTTAAAAAGAGGAGATACTGGGTTTCTTGGGTTATTCCTGTGGTTTACTTTTTTCTTCTGTTCTGGCATCTATCTATCCTTTAATAATCGCGGCATATTGTTCATTGAACTCTTGAGCCTCTTGAACCCGGGATTCTTGTTTGCTCCTTTTGTGGCCCAACATCCCGGGGATGGAAGTACTCATTGTTCGTGAAGAGGTCGACATGGACAAAAGGGCGCTCTTGTTATACTCTGATAATCTCTGGTTCTCAATCAAAACTGTATCCCTTACCCAGCATCCAATTGCAAAAGACATTATCAAATCATCATTATATGATCTCATTGCTTGGGCGCGCCCGTTATGCCAAATAAATGTTTTCATCTCTGATAACAATCGGCTAGAGTTAATCTTAATTAGTTTGTTTCTCATAAACTCTTCCATCTTTGCAATCACCAGAGGTCTCGTTTTAGAAGATGTTGTAAACCCGGGAACTATATTGCTCATCCACTGAGCTTGAATAGGATCAACATACTCATGCGACGACTTCGTAGAGTGGTAAACATTAGTATAACCTTTATCTTTTAGCTTATTAAGTACAGCAAACCCTATATTATTATTTTCGGCAACCAGCATGCAGGTTCCATATTCTTTTCCGGCGTCATATAATATGTCAGCGTACTCATCAGGATTTGGTTTTCCGACATACTCTGCAACTATTTCCATAGTCTCCAGCTTAAAAATATGAAATGCCGAGTTGTCTTGGCCGTCGCCCCTCGCAATGTCGGCAGAAAGAAGATAGGATGCGCCTTCTTGGTATTCTTCCCAGATCCAATAGTTGCGATCGAAGCCGGTACGATATTTTGGTTCTTTAGTATTTTCCAAATAATGTGTTATGTCGTCTGGGTGTATAACGGTTTCGCCAGAAACATTAAAGTTGCACTCAAGCTCTTGTGCAATTTGACGCGAGGACATGTTTTGTGTTTCTTTTTCATACCACAGCTGGTCTCTATCGGGGTGAACATCCCACATTAAAGTGGTCATATGAAACGCGTTTATTCCGGCTTCTGCTTCTATGCAGGCCTTATGAAACCAGTTTCCAACGCCATTGGGAGTAGAAAGGGCGATACATCGACCACCGGTCGACAAGGTAGGATATAGTGCAGTCCATAGCTCGCCCAATGCCTCGACGTGTGCGGCCTCGTCGATTACTAATAAGGACAGTGCCTCGGAACGACCAGCGTCTGAGGATGTTGAGGATGCTTTAATCTGTGAACCGTTAGTAAGTTCGAACGAAGTTCTATTATCAATATGAATCTCAGAAATCCTTATCCACGGAGGCAGCTGTTTCATAATCTTCTTAACTTTGCGAACAAGGTTCGTTGCAGTTTGAAGCTTCGTAGCTACAACTAAAATATTTTTATCGCGATGAAATAACATAAGCCAAACAACATATGCAGCCGTAATGGTGGATATGCCAAGTTGTCTGGCTTTTAAAACAACATTAAAACGATAATCGTTGAAATCTTTTAAAAGCTCATCTTGAAAATAATAGGTCTTGAAGGGAATCTGGCCGCGCTGAGGGTGAGATATTTTACAATAGCTTGTAATAAAGTGTACGGGATCTTTACCAGACTTTACTACTTCTTTAAGAATCTCTTGCTTTGTAAGCTGATATCCCATAGCACGCGCTTACTTACCTTTGCGGGTGTCGTTCTTAGGACGCTTTTTACCGGGACCCAAAGAAAGCCAGTCTCTGACCGCCTTATCCAATCGCTCTTCGGACGGCTCCTTAATTCCCTCTACGCCGTCGAGGCCCCCTATTTTATAATTACGAGTGGCGTGCACGTTGGTGCGATAGTTGGAAAGCTTTTGAACCACAACGTCCGCTTCGCCTTCTGGGCTTAATGACAAAGAGTTTCCAGTGATGACCTTATATTCTTTTTTAAGAAACTTGGCAACGTTGTTGATCATTCCTTCCATCTCGCCCTCAAAACCAGGCTGTGCGACATCTTTGAGTCTTACTTCGGCCTGATAAAGGATTGTCAGAAGCGGGCCGCCAAAGCGAACCTTAAAACCGTCGGATACGCGACGATCATTAATAAGGTGACCTTCCTCGCGCTTCAAGCCAACCTTCCTCGCGCGGCCATCTGCATTTAAAGACTCCTCGTGAGAGCCATCATAAGCATTCGCCGCGGCCTGGGCGATTCCGCGAATGATTTCAAGTGTCGTAGCCATTAATTAAGTCTCCTTCTCTGGTCGCCAACCGGCTAGCCAACGTTCTTCCCGGTCTTCTACCCATTTAATGTAACAATGTCGACAACATTCAAACTTATTCATGAACAGGTTGTCGCGCACATCAAACGAATATTCTTCACAAACAAGACAAAGCCTATTTGTATCCTTACTAAGTAGTTTTTTGTTTATTAAAAATCCGTCTTGTTCTACTTTGTCTTGGGTTTCGGACAATTTAGCAAATTTCTGACGTTCCTCCACCGATTGTTGAAGATATTCTTTTTCTTTACCCTCATCCCAAAATCGGCGCGGATTATTAATTGTTTCTTCACCATACTTTTGTGAGATGGCTTTTTCTAATTTTGCGATATATTCTTGGTTATCTTTTGACATTAGGGAACGCTCGCATTAAACCCGGCGCCTTTCAAGTAGTAATTTCATAGAATTTCCGTAGAGTAATCAAACATTTCAAAATCTACTTTATATAGCTCAACGACCTTCTTACATATAGCCTTATTTTTAAAGAACTTTCTCCATTCTGGTCGCGACGGGCCCTTATTAAGGTGCAAAAGTTCACATTCCAGGTTTGGAAAAAATCTCTGTTTAAAATCTGAGAAGTCCTCTCTAAAGTTTTCAAATTTATAAACGTGCTGCGCGGCGGGCGCGCCATTCAAGGATATAAACGAACGTTGTGGCCGGAAATGAGTCATTTTCATAGCGGCTGCTAGTCTTGCATCGCTTTTCATAAATTCGGTAAAAGCTCGTATTGAGGGCTTTCGCAGCTTTTTGCGCTCCCAAGAACGAGCGGCGAAAGACACATAGATGGTTTCTCCATTAAGACCTTCCCCTGGTAATTCATTCTCAGGAGCGTGGGAGCTATATAAGAACTTCTCCTCATAATAACGATAATAAAATGCTGAGACTAGGCGGTCATACGGATTTCTCACAAAGCACACAACAGGAAGATTTTCTTGGTAGTTGTTGCCAACCCCATCGCTGCCATTATCCACCAATTCTTGTAATGTTAAATGACCACCACCTGGCGCCTCAGCAGCTGTGCCAATACTATTTTTAATCGATCGGCCGCCGGTTTTTGGAATATGTATAAAAATAAAATTGTTGTCCATTATGGGGGTACATCTGTATCAAAGCCGGAAGTTGCACTCCAGCCGACTCCGCCCCCGGCATCGCCATAGGCAGTGGCGTCTCCTACACCCATCACATCAGTAACAG